TTATGCAATAAATAACACTTAAAAACTAAATTGTATTTTTATACACCCCAATTTAGTTAAAATTTAAAATTTTAATAAATTAAAATAAATAAATATATCTAAATTACGATGAAGGATAACTATCAGCGCCTAAACCTGTTGTAGTTGATCCTGTCGTTTGTGAATTAATAATAATTTGTGGAACACAAAATAATGTACCAAACCTTGATTCGTCGCCTAATGCAGCAAGGACTCGAACTTGTAATAAACCATTTAAACCTCCGGTTTTAAGAGTTGACAAATGTGGAACGATAAATATTGAACCCATATTTACCAATGGGGTATCTTGTTGGCAGTAGACTTCTGCTGGTCCTGGATTGACCAAAATTGACTCGTAACATGAAGCATAAGGAACTTCTATTTCGACTGATGGAGTTAAAAACCCTCCAATTGCTAAAGGAGCACGTATATTATCTACCATTGCAAATGTTTGTAAATTTCCTGTAAAATTTGTATTAGTTTTAGCCATACTCGCCATAACTTCAAAACCTCCTGCAAATGTAGTTGCATAATTACCAGATCCTATATTCCATGTTGGAGAAAAATAAACACTAAATGGTATAGAACTAACTCCTGAGTTTGATGTAGGTCCTGCAACTTGTTGCGTAACTATAATTTTAAGTCGTATACTTCCTCTAAATTGTCTATACATATGTGAACCCCATGTCATTAAACCTTTAGCAATATATGCTTCATCTCCTCTAGTACTAATTCTAAATATATCACTTAATGGGAAAAACCAATAATTTCCAGTGGTTAAAAAAATACCTTCTGTTAAATTAACTTCACTATAATAAACTGGTTGATACTTTTTCAAAAACTCTTTAACTGATTTATAATGATCGTCAAACTGTATAACTTCAATAGGAGTTATTGCCTTTGTCGGAGCAACAACTTCATCAGTTGCTAAAACTGTTGATGTTTCAGTCGTATTAAGTGGTGTTACATTAGTCTCATAAACCTTAGTTGATTGAGTTGTAATTGTACTTAATGGTTTGTCAATTACATCAAGACTCTCTTCTATCATTGATAGAGCTGGTAATGAGTAAGGAACAAAATTATTATTTAATCCTAATATATTGACTTCATAATCATCAGCACCTGCTATAAAAGTATTTATTTGTACTGTCGTGGGTATAGCATCAGGTGCTATTAAAGGATTCATAACAAATAATGACATAGTTCCTATAACTGTGTCAAAACTAGCTACATTTGAAACTGGCATATTTTTAAACGGGGTAGTTGATACATAAGGTACTGTAAACTCAAATTCATTTGTACCTTGATTTATCTCCATAGCTACACCATATTGTGATGTAGATAATAATATATCTGTAACTGGTGTCAAAGATCCAAAATTAAAAGCTAACCATAATTTCCCAGTTTGAAATGATGTTGCACAAATTTGAAATTTATAAGTAAAACCTCCTCTCCAAAATTCAAATGGATAGGATAAATAAGAGATAAGTGGCAAAGTATTATGTCCATACTTTAAACTTGTAAGACGTGGAAATGGACATATATAGTAACTAACTAAAGGAACTCCATAAGCTTGGGATGTACTCCAAGTAAAAGTTTCTAAATAAGTATATCTTTTCTTTAAGTAATCAAAAGACATTTCATCATTTGTTGTTGCAAAAGTTTCAGCTGTACTTAACTGCAAGGCTGAAGGATAAATATTTAATTTCTCTAAATATTCTGGTCCAGTTGCATAATTCAAACATCCTATCATTTTAACGTTAGTATTAGGTTGATAGATAGGAACTGATGGTTTATCCAGAGCCAAGGGAATTTCCGCACTAGGACTTATTTCATCACCTCTCATATCAATAGGCATTGATACTTCTGTAGCTTTACTAATATTATTATTAATAGTAAACTGTTTATTACCCTGAGTTGTTAATGTAGCTAAGGTGCTAACACGTGGAACTTTAAATTGATTATTTAAGAATTGAGTGAACACTGAAACATTAACAGAAGTTGTAGCTCCTTCTCCATAAGTAAGTGCATTTAAGGGAAAAATATATAACCATCCTAAAGAACTTATAGGTGTAGAAGCACCACTATAAAGCAAATTAAGATAACCTTGTTGATTGTTAAAAGGTATAACCATTTCTGCAGTTGTATTAGCATTTGCAAACAAATATACACATTGATTTACACTCATTGATGTGAAATAAGGTAATAAATTACTTTCAATAAAAAGTGGATCTGATAAAGGAACAAAACAAGCCACTAAAATACCTTGATGCATAGGGGTAGCTGTGACTTGAAAATTTAACTTAATATCTCCTCTCCAATAAATAAATGAATTGAAAGGATTAGCTGTAATTGAATTTTGTATTAGATCCTGTGGAATTTGATATCTCTTTATATAAGTAAAAGGTGTAGTAGCATGAGTCCAATTTAAAGTTGAAACAAAAGTTGGTCTATAAACCATTTTGGCAAGATCCCAAGTAGGTTCTTTTATCATAATATCAGATTGTTTATGTTGTTGATTATATCCTATTCGTTCACTATGACTAGTAGATTGTCTATTTGTTAAAATGACACCTGCTATATCTTCATTGTCAGTAACCTTATCAGGATCACTTGTTTTCTTTAAATTTATTGAGGTCGATTGAGTTTCAAGATTCTGTTTAGTTTTTAAACATTTTTCATTGCGATTTTTATACATTCCGCCTCCTAAAACCACTGTACTAAAAACTACACTTACAAAAAGACCTGCTGTACCTATATGGAAACGTTTTGAATCAAAACTAAAACTCTCTCCAAACCTACACCAAGTTGCAAAATGTTGGCAATTATCAAATAAAAAATTATACTTACGTTTTCCAATTTGATCTCTTGCTCTTTGGACAATTTCATCTTCAGAAAAAGGTATCCTGTTGCCATCTCCTAGAATTTGAAAAATACCAATATTATAAACACTATCCTCTACAACTTCACTTTTATCTAAACTCTTCCAAAATTTCCAGGTTGTTGGTCTCTGAGGAGTACCAACTAAGTGAATAATTTTTAAGGGTTCTAAATTTGAAATCACTCCTGCATGAAAATATGTTCCTCTATTAAAAATAAGAATTTGTCCTAATTTTAATTTATCTTTACTTTTATCTATACATTTTTGAATAGATTGTTTAATAAAACTCATAGCATTTTCACTACGTTTATTCAATTTATCGTTATGTAATATTTGCAATGAAGATTCATCATGACCATCATGGTGTTTATTTTCTCTAAAGGATGATAAACATTTAGAGCAACAACATAGGTTCATTTGTTTAGCTTGTGGGTTTAAAAAATCTCCATACACTTCACTATCATACAATTTAACTAAATATTCTTCCGATAACCTTTTAATATTGAAGTTGTATTTAACAATTAAATCGTCAAAATATTTCTTCATTAAATTATTATAAATATCATAATTTAAAAACGCCTCTCGTTGAAAATTATGCATTTTAACTATGGTTAATTCCTCTACCGCTTGAATATCACTAACATATTTAAGAGTTCCAATCATTGTTCGTAAATCTAAAATACCTACTATTCGTCTTAAAATTGGATGATATTTAAAACCTCTTTTAAGAAACTGACATTCAGTTAATTCTTTAAAAGGCTTATCCCATTTACCTGTTTTCATAGGATTTGTATATTCTAAACCCATCTCAGTAAAGCATTGTTCTACAGTAATTGCATTATACCATTTTGCCCGTGAACTTGTTATATTATCATCTCCAAATACAACTTCCCTAACTAATCTTATATAATCAGGTATTGTGGGATTTCTTTTCATTTCTTTCTTAAATAATTTAAAGAATATCATTGCCTTATAAAATAAATTAACTAAACTATTATAGATAGCAGTTAACGGGTGTCCTGAAGGTGTACTATGATTAGTCATATAAAATTCATTAAGTGTAACCGTTGGAGTATACACTATATATAATAATATTTTCATAATTTGAGAACACTTCATCGTTGATCGTTTAGATAAAAACTCATTTATTTTAGTTTGGACTTGAGCTAACATAGAGCCATCCCAAGAACCAACATCTCCATCAAAACAATCTGAAGAAAATTCTGATAACCATGAATACAAATAATCCCACTCTGAAGATAGAGGATTTATTCCAACTGCAATTCCATTATTTATTCGATTGACTAAAATTGAATTTACAAATCGTCCAAAAATTTTCCTAATTAAAATAGTATAGTATAAGGGTGACATACTGAAACATCTTGGTTTATCAACTTTTTCTGGTGAATTTCTTAATTCATCCTTTAGTTGAGTTGTAAAAACAACTAACTTTGGATCAAAATTATCTCCTAAAATACTCTTCTCAAATTCTAAATACTCATTTAAATATGGTTGATACAATGTACCGTCCTTGTAATTAATAATATCCTGTTTATTCTTACCTTGAAAATTAAATCCACAACTTGAATCCTTATTAATAGGTTTTAAATTACCAAAACCATTAATGGCTTCAGCTAAAGTTAAGGGTTCATTCTCAACTTTTGGAAACATATAATCCATGTAATCCATGGCAAAATCTATAGCCTCCATATCAACAAATTTAGTATCTTTAAATGATTTTTTAGCCATAACCTTAACTGTTTCTTTTCCATGAACTTTCAAATTAGCTGGTTCTCTAACCTTTTCTATATCTTCGAATATTTTTGAAGGTACATATTTTGTTTCATTAGGAACAAATACATTATAATTATCCACATTATCAAGATCTATACGATTAACATTAGAATCAAGAAAATTTATATAATAATCCGACTCCAAATCTGATTTAAAAACATCTCCTTTAAAACGCTTTCCTACTCCTGTCCAAAAATATTTTCCTTCAATGGTATCTTCATATAAAGCCACATGATGCCCTAAAATTGCACCTTCCTCATTAACTATTAATGAACCACATAAACCTTTACCTTCATATGGATAAGCAAAATCATCTTTATTAATTGACATAGTAACATATGGTTTTGAAATTTCCATAAATGAAATTTTACCTAAACTCACTACCTCCTTTGGAGTAACCAAATAATATTTTTCATTAAAAGATTTCTTAGGTGCATGATATTTTCGAAAAAGAGGTGGAACATTACTCATTTGGAATAAAGCTAGATCATTATTAAGATCTAATCTTTTGAGAGTGCAAATAGTAGGTGTTATTAAACAACTTTCTCCACTTTCATTAAGAACACAAACCTGTATTTCATCACCTTCTTTCCAATTTCTATCCCGAACTATATCATGACAAACAGTTGAAAAGTTATAAGAATCATAAAAGAAAGCAACACTTGATAAAACTGCTCCCTCTTCAGTAGCATTCTTACACAAGTGAACTTGTCTAACATTTTTAAAAATAGATAATAAAACTCCACTCTCTGGTTTAAATTTAATTAATTCAGATTGATTAGTGATACTTCCCTCAACAGATAAAGTTTGAATAGCATTTTTAACTTTTCTTTGAGATTGGTAATCTAGTGTTCCAAGATGTTGTTTAAGCAACATTTGAGACATCATTCGTCTAAATTTATCTTTAATATTGTCAATAGTAATAGTTACATCAGTTTCTAAAATCTGTAGAGATCCTGCATATCTATAATATAAAGTTACAGTATCTATAAATTCATTATCTTTTAAAAGTAAATAATCTTTAGCTCCATTAACATCTAACCAAGTTTTAAGTATTCCTTTAATTTCTTTTTTAACTGGATCATCACTCTTAATTAAATATGATAATATAATGCCAAATACACTAACAAATCCTACAAATCCTGCTGTTAATAATGCAGGAGTTAAATTAAATTTGTTTTTGATATTTTTAATATCGAAATCCTTAAATTTTTCAAGAGTTTCTTTTATAAAATTAATCAAGGTATGAGAAATATCTCTTGCTTTATCATAAACCTTAACTTTAATATAATCTTTACCTTTCTTTATATAACTATCTTCAATTTTCGTAGAATCAGCTATAAGAGTGTCTTCTTTTTCTTCTTGATTTAAACTAGCTAATATATCCATTTGAATTTCATCACTTTGATTAGTGATCTCATCTTCATCTATAATATCTAAATCTAAAGGATCCATAACTATAGGTGTCACTTTATTTCTGATAAAATTTTGTTTCTTTACTTCCATTCTTTCTCTAACAAGAGTATTAAAATAACCTTGTTCAAACTCTTCATAGGAAACTTCTTTAATTAATTTCTTAATAAATTTTTGATCTTTATTATTATATATATATTCATAATGCAATATCTTACCTTTGATTATTCCATCTTCTATATAAACTCCATTGAAGCTCATAGTAATCATTCGTCTTAAAGCCGCTTCTGGTTCATATAAATTATCAGTTCCATGAAAACTTAATTCTCCATCTAAAGCCAAATTAGTAGTAGCTAATATGAGTCTTGAGGTAAAATATTTCTTACCCATTTGATTTAAATCAGCAACCATAACTGGCATAGATGCTGTTGACACAAAATCTAAAACATGTCGCAATTCACCTGGACCAGTTTTACCTAATTCATCAATAAAAATAACATCTTCATTACGATAATTATCCATATAAGTTACTTCTTTTGCTGGTTTAAGCGTAATTGACCCTAAAGTATGGTGTTTTCCTAAACCTGATAATATTCTATTCATAATCGTTGTTTTAAATTTTCCAGGAATACTATAAAAAGTTATCATTACGGGTTCGACCCTAGTTGGGTTAGTCATATATTTAATGGCTTTTGCTACTTCATCAAAAGCATTATGTAAATTATAAAATTGCTTTGAAACACAAGCTGTTGAATTTTTATAAGCTAACAAATATAAATCTACTTTTCTATTAATTATCTCAACTTCTTTTCTAAAGGCACTTTTAGTAATACATTTAGAATCCTCTTTATACTGATCCACAACATTCTTCATATCTTCTAATAATTTATATTTAAAGTATTCTGGATAATTCATTGCCAAATAATCAAAAATAAAATTAAATTTTTCAGTTTTAAAAAGTCCATTGCATATATTAAACATTGCAGAATAAATACATGAACATAAATCTTTTAAAACAGAAGTTTCATCTATAAATTTATAAGAAGTATACTTTCCTAATCTATGGAAAACAGATCTTAAAGGACCTGGTAAATGTTCTAAAATAAAAGTTAAAGACAATGCTTCCACTACATTAGTTTGCAATGTTGCACTTGTCTCAATTTCTTGATTAGCATAATACTCCATTAATTTTTCTAAACCAAAAACTGTTTGAATAAAAGTAACAACTGTTGAAACCATATTCATAATAATAAAACCCATTGACGCATGGGTTTTAACCATATAAATTAAATTAACTAATGAATTTGTAAACATGTATGTTTTACATATAGAAGACATTATACTTACTCCTTCAAAAACTTGACCGAATTTTGTAGAGATCATAGTTGGTAACTCTTGAAAATTTTTAATTAAGGAATTAACATCCATACTTAAATTATTAATAGAATCTACACTAGTTTTAACCATTTCTGTTATTTTTGGTATTGCAGCACTTGCTTCACAAGAAACATCTTTAAAAGCTAGAGCTGCACTATTCATATTTTCTTTTACATCAGAAGGCAATAACCAACTTTGTGTGGTAATTGATGAACAACCTACTACCCATCGCGATAATATCACTGGGTTATTACAAAGAACTTTATTCATACAATGGATACAATATCCTTTTGACATAAACTCATTTAATTTTCTTTGTATTTTACTTTTAAGTGATTTACCACTTAAAGTACTTATTATTGAATCTATCTTGCTGCAAGATAATTCAAACATTGATTTATATTCCTTCATATAAGAAGGAACATTTAAATCTTTACAATTACAAAATATACTACTTGACGTAACATCTTGGAATATAATTCGTAAATCAAAATCTATTTGTTGTTGCTCTACTAAAAGTAATTTAGTAACAGCAATCAAATTATTATTATTTAAAACTTTTTCAATAAAATTATTGTTTATATAATCTTGCTTGTTATTAG